CCGATCCTGGGCCATTACCGCCACGGACATCTGCTGGAGCGGCTGGGGTTGTCCCTGGGCGCAACGGCGGTGGCGGAGGCAGTCCAGATGGATGGCAAGACCTACCATGTGCATATGGACCGCTGGGGGCTCTGGTTCCTGTCTGTGGATCCGGCGTGGTGGCCAGCATGAGCGCGCTGATGCTGCAGGTGGTGCCGCCGGTCCAGATCCGGCCCGATACCTGGCTGCAGCGGTTCGGCATTGGGCCGAAGACCCTTCGCCCGCCGGTGGCAGTCGCCTGGTCGGGGGCTGGGCAGGCGATCTACCAGACCCTCGCCGTGAAGGTCACCCGCGAAGGGGAGGAGACTCCGGCGCGCAAGATCGCCACGCTGTATCGCGGGACGGTGGTCACCGCGACCGCGATGACGGCGACCTTCCAGGTCTACGAGGGTGAGACGGTGCAGCGCTTCGAGGCATCGGGCCTGCGCGGACAGTTCGTGATCCAGGTCACCGACGAAGGCGACCCGCGCCTGGGGATCATCCGCTGGCCGGTCCTCGATGCCGATACGCGCCTGCTCTCCTATGACCTGACCGAAGGCTCGGGCGGTCGAGATCCGACCGACCCGGCGAAGGTGCGAGCGGTCGTCACGGTCGACGGCGGTGCGGCGTTGCGCCAGGTGGTGGTCATCGAGCGCAAGCTCGATGGCGAGTGGCGAGTGGCCGGCGTGGGGCAGACGGCCGAGGCCGGGCGCGCCGAGATCGCCCTGGAGGTGACGGCCGGCGGGACCACTTACGCGATGGGGCTGGATGACTGGGGCGCGGTGTTCGAGCCGCGTCTCGCCGTCAGCCTGGGCCAGCGCGTGCGTCCGACGATCTTTTCTGGCTGGCTCTACGAGGTGACCGAGGCCGGGGTACTGCCGGCGGCTGAGCCGGAGTGGTGGCCGATCGAGGGCGACAACCCCAGCCGCCAGGTCGGCACGGCCCGTCTGCAGGCGACGCGTTACTACCGCCCGCTCAGCCACGGGCCCTTTCCTATCGAGGCTCTATGATCAATGCGAGTTTCGGTGCGCCCTGGCAGAGGGCGGCGCCGCTTTCCGTGCGCGCCGTCCCGCTGCGCTGGCAGCGCCTGGTGCTTGCCGATGCGCGTAGCGGCGGGCTGTGGGGCTCCGGCCGACCACTGGCACGGCGTTGCGCCAGTGGCTGGTCCGGTGTACCGGTGCGTGATGCGGGCTGGGGGAGTGGCTGGGAGCACGCCGAGCAGCGCAACGCGACAGCCGGCAGCGCTTGGGACAGCACCCGGGTGCTGGACGTCGAGCGCGAGCTAGGCTGGGATCGGACGCTGCGTCCGCGTGATCGGCGCCTGTCGCTGATCTACAACCCGCGCCCGGCGGCCAAGGACGCCGGCCGTCCGCCAGGGTGGCGGCGCTCGGCCGAGTTCGACCGCTTCCGTGACGCACTTTCGGAGAGGCGTGCCAGTCTCTACATCCCGACCGGCCTGCTCGACTTCAATTTCGGCCCAACCCGCTACACCCCGGCGAACACGCCCGACGTGTTCTTCGATTTCCGCTACGTGGTGCCGGTCCGTGGTATCCGGCCGGTGGACGCCGGGGCGCGCAGCAGCTACGGCAGTCCGACCCGCTTCGATGCGTTGCGGCGGATTCCCTGGGCGTTGGGGCGGCCGACCGATCCGGTGCCGACGGGCATTATCTACCCCGACTATCCGGGGCCGGTGGTACCGATAGATCCACCTACCGAGCCCGAGATACTGGAGACCTACATGATAGGAAACACGGTCACCCTGGTGGTGCTGCCGAGTCGCACGCCGCTGGATGCGACCAGCATTCGCATCGGCCTGGATATCGACTCGTTCGCCTGGTCGTTCTCGGCTGACCTCTTCGGTCGCACCTCGCTGGACCTAGCGGCGCCGGATGCCAACGGGCCGAAGACGGTAGAGCTGGAGATCAACGGCTGGACCTGGCGGTTTCTGGTCGAGCGTTACAGCGGCAGCGGCAAGCATCCGAGCGAGCGCTACACCATCAGCGGCGCGAGCCGCACCCAACTGCTGGACGCGCCCTATGCGCCGAAGCGCAGCGCGGTGAACACGGCGCCGCTGAACGCACGTCAGGTTGTCGACGACCAGTTGCAGTACACCGGCTTTTCAGTGTCCTGGGACGTCGAGAACATGGGGCCGCCGGACTGGACGCTGCCGGCCGGCGCCTTCAGCTACCAGGACCAGACGCCGATGCAGGTCATCGTCAAGCTGGCCGAGGTCGCCGGCGGCATCGTGCGGCCGGGTCTGATGGACGACTCGATGACGATCCTGCCGCGGTATCGTGAGGCGACCTGGTACTGGGACACCGCGATTCCCGACCGGATCATCCCAGCCGCCATCGTCGCCGAGTGGGGCAGCGAGTGGAGTCCCCAGCCGGCATGGAATTTCGTCTACGTCAGCGGTACCAGCTACGGCGTCAGCGTGCAGGTGCGGCGCGCCGGTACCGCCGGCGAGGAGTCGGCGCCCGACGTCATGGAGGACTGGATGACCGGCACCGAGGTGGCGCGCTCGCGCGGGATCTGCGAGTTGTCGAAGGGAGGCAACCAGGCGATCGAGACGCGGCGTATCCCGCTGTTCCAGAAGGATGATGGGGTACCGGGCCTGGTGCAGCCTGGAATGCTGGTCGAGGTGAGGGACGAACAGGCGACGTGGCGCGGTCTCTGCCTGGCCACCGATATCTCGGCCGAGGGGGTAGGGGCTAGCCGCGTGTGGCAGACCCTGCGCATCGAGCGCCACTACCCGGGAGGCTCCTGATGGCGACGGTCAACCCCTGGCGTCGGTTCATCGGGCTCTTACCGGGCGGCGCGCGCACGGTGGGGGAGGTGATCGACGTCGACGAGGGCGCCGGCACCTGCCGCGTCCGCTTGCGAAACAACGTCGTGATCGCGGCCCGGGGCACGGCGGTGCCGGCAGGGCAGATGGCGTTCATCAGCGATGGCCTGGTGACCGGGCCGGCGCCGCTGCTCCCCCAGTTCGATATCGAGGTTTGACTGAGCCGATCCGACCAGCATGCCGTCCAGGCACTGCAGGCGGTCGGACCCGCGTTTCAAGGTGAGCGGATCGCGTGCGGAGATCCACCAGCCATCGCGCAAGAGCTGATCAACATGGGCGCGCAGCCCGGGCAACATCCGTTTATTCATCGTGGTTCGCCTCCTACCTGGCAGGCGAACGATAGCAAACCGGAACCCCTTCACGCCTACCGATAGCAGAGCATTAACGTTACTGGAGAGAACCGATGCTGATTACCGAGCAGCAGCTGCTGCAGATATTTCCGAACGCCGGCCCGCAAGCCGGCGTTTTTGTTGGTGCGTTGAACCGCGGGATGACTCGCTTCGGTATCACTTCGCCCGTGCGAGTCGCCGCGTTTCTCGCCCAGGTCGGCCACGAGAGCAGCCAGTTGACTCGGCTGGTGGAGAACCTCAACTACAGCGCCCGTGGCCTGGCTGCGACTTGGCCGAGCCGGTACCGCGGTGCCGACGGCAACCCGAACGCTCTGGCTCTGAACCTTGCGCGGCATCCGCAGGCTATCGCGAACAACACCTATGCCTCACGCAACGGCAACGGAGACGAGGCGTCCGGAGACGGCTGGCGGTTCCGCGGTCGAGGGTTGCTGCAAATCACCGGCCGTAAGAACTACCGGGCTGCCGGCGCCGGCCTCGGCCTGCCGCTGGAGGCTGAGCCCGAGCTGCTGGAGCAGCCCGAGCACGCGGCCAGGTCGAGCGCCTGGTGGTGGGCGGCGCATGGGCTCAACGGTCTGGCCGATTCGGGCAGCTTTGCACTTATTACTCGGACGATTAACGGCGGCATGAACGGCCAAGTGGAGCGCCTGGAGTTGTGGGAGCGCGCCAAGGCGGTGCTGTCGTGATGCTGCTTGGATCTGTCGGCCTAGCGAGTTGGGTGCGGATTGTGATCACCGCATTGGTACTGACCTTTACTGTTGCTGCTACTTGGAGAGCGGCCGAGTTGCGATTCGGTGAGCAGATAGCAGCGCTGAAGCTGCAACACGAGCGGGAGCGCCTTGAGGCCAGTCAGGCGGTAGCGGCCGAGCTTCAGCGAAGAACCGAACAGCGGCAGCGCCTGGAGGCTGATCTACAGGCGATAGATGAGCAACGTTTTGGAGAGTTACGACATGCGCAAGCTATCAATGATCAGCTTACTGCTGACTTGGCTGCTGCTCGGCAGCGGCTGCGGGTCCGTATCACCCGTGCCAGTTGTTCCGCTACCGGCCTGCCAGCCGGAACCGCCGGTGCCGGCGTGGATGATGGAGCCGAGTACGCCGAACTTCACCCAGCGACTGCGGCAGATCTTGCCCGTCTTGCAGCAGATGCCGACCAGTGTGCAGTGAAGCTGTCAGCCCTTCAGTCAAGGGAAGCGATGCGGAAGGGGCGTCGAGGTGAAGGGGGGGTAAAAAAGAAGGCCGGGTACACTGCCCGGCCTCCTCGATCACTTCACTAACTCGATCATAAGGCTGATGATTGCCCGTGCCAGTTCCAGCAGGGCTAAAATTATTTCTAATTTCATAAGCAGATCTCCACCTAGGTTAGCCTGACTTTGTGGAGAACGTGTGGTATCTTCGAAGCTGTCTAGGAATCGAGGAGGCCGCAGGTTCTCCGGACCATCGAGGTCAGGGGGCCGACGGTCCTTTCTCATCCAAAGAGCCCGGGGTTGCAGTCGTAACCCTGGGCTCTTCTATTTCAAACCCTGTATTTAGGATAAAACGCTGCCTGCCAGAGTTTTCTGGAGCAGGGTCGTGACAGGGTTGAATATATTCTAGGTTGGCTGTTTCTCGTAAATCAAGATATTTTTTTCGAGTGAAAGTTTGCTTATAAATATAAGGGCTCTGAGCCAATGTTTATGCCAGCGTGGCTGGGAGTAACTGGTCGAGGACGGCCAAAAGCGGTCCTGCGTCTTGCATTTGTTATGGCACGACCGGTTGGGGTAGACATGGTCTAAGCCAGTGTTTAAGCGGTTTTGTGGGTGTTTTGTCGTTTTTGGGGCTAGCTTCGCTGCTGTTGGCTCGACCTGAAAATGCGAAGACTGTTTCGATTGACTAGGTAGCTTCGTGAATTCTTCCTGTGTGTCCCCTCCGATTGCCTTGCTGGACGTTGAATGCTGCTTGGTATTCTGTTGCTACGTTGCTTATGAGTTGAGGGGTAAAATTCGTGTTTTGTACTTCCGCTTGATATGTTTTGTTAGTGCAAGACTACATATTTGACTAGACGTTTCTATGAGTTCGTCTGTCAAAGTCTAAAGAACAGTTGTAGAGGTGGATCTGAACTCAGATTGCGACGTCTACTGAAGACCGGTGCTTCTCTAGCCCGTTTCGTACCGGTCCGAGGAACTGATCGCCACCCACACCAAGGAAAAGGCTGCCCTGGAGAAGCAGGTAGAGGATCTACGGGCGGACAACGAAGCCCTGGGCGAGCGCATGGCGCGCAAGTCCCGCGAGCTGGATGAAACCGTCCACGAACTGGAAAAGACCAAGCGGCGCATCCAAACCATGAAGGCGGATGAGGCCGAGAAAGAGCTTCGCCAGGAAGCAACGGCGATCGCCTTCGAGGCCGAGGCCGACATCAGCGGCAAGCTGCGCGAAGCCTTCTCCGTCATGCTCGACCACGCCGAAAAGACCGGTACCGACCCCCGCACCTTCCAGGCCGGTCTGGTGCGCCACCTCGAAAAACTGCTCCTGCAGATTCGCGAAGAGTTCCAGTTGCCCGACGGCGAAGCCCCCGATGACATCAGCGAATTCGGCTGGATCGAGCAAATGGGCAAGTCCCAGCCTGCAGGCGTGGCTGAGGACTGAGCCATGAGCGCCGTCATTACTCAAGCCCTGGTCGATCTGGAGCGCGCCCTTCGCGCCGCCCCACGCGGGCAGCGCGTAGAGATTGCCCAGTCGACGGCCCAGCGGCTCGACATGTCACTCGCCACGCTTTACCGCAAGCTGAGGGAGGTCACCGCAGACAGCAAGCCCCGCAAACGCCGGAGTGACGCCGGCACCAGTGCCCTGAGCCGGGAAGATGCCCTGACCATCAGTAGCGCGCTGATGGAGAGTGCGCGCCGCAACGAAAAGCGCCTGTATAGCCTGGAGGATGCGGTGGAAGCGCTACGGGCCAGCAAGATGATCCGGGCGGACGTCGTTGACGAGGACACTGGCGAGATTCGGCCGCTGTCCATCAGTGCGATATCCAGGGCTCTCTACAGCTTCGGGGTTCATCCCCAGCAATTGCTGCAGCCTGCTCCGGTAACGGAGCTGGGCAGTTGCCACCCCAACCACGTTTGGCAGATCGATGCCTCGCTGTGTGTTCTTTATTACCTCAAGCCCGGCGCCGATGAGCACGGTAACGGCCTGCGCGTCATGGAGCATGACCAGTTCTACAAGAACAAGCCGAAGAACGTGGCCCGCATCGCCTCCAACCGGGTCTGGTCGTACGAGATCACCGAGCACGCCAGTGGCTGGATTTACCTGAAGTACGTCATGGGGGCCGAGAGCGGTGAGAACCTGTGTGATGTGCTGATCGACGCCATGCAGGAGCGCGGTGGCAACGACATTCTGCACGGCGTGCCGAAGATTCTGATGATGGACCCAGGTTCTGCCAACACCTCGGCCATGGCCAGGAACCTTTGCCGTGCGCTGCGCATCCGCGTCATCGTTCACAAGCCCGGTGCCGCGCGGGTGACTGGCCAGGTGGAGAACGCCCGGAACCTCATCGAGCGCAAGTTCGAGGCGGGACTGCGCTTCCAGCCTGTCGCCGATCTGGACGAACTGAACGCTGCCGCCAAGACCTGGCGCGCGTGGTTCAACGCCGCGAAGAAGCACTCCCGCCATGGGATGACCCGCTCGGAGGCCTGGATGCGCATCCGTGAGCACCAGTTGGTGAAAGCGCCCAGCGTCGAAGTATGCCGCCAGTTGGCAATCGCCGAGCCGGAGAGCCGCAAGGTCACTAGCAAGCTGCGCGTCAGCTTCCAGGGAACCGAATACGACGTCTCGGTCGTACCTGGCGTGATGAACGGCGAGAAGCTGATGATCACCCGCAACCCCTGGCAAAGCGATGCCGCCCAGGCGATCACTTTCGACCAGGACGGCCATGAAGTCTTCCACGTCATTCCGAGGATCGAGAAGGACAACTTCGGCTTCGACGTGCGCGCCCCCATGATCGGCGAGGAGTTCCGGCCGCATGCGGAGACGCCTGCACAGAAGGCTCGCAAGGAAGCGGCCCGCCTAGCCATGGGCGTCGATACCGATGCCGAAGAGCAGGCCGCACGCAAGGCCAAGGCCATTCCGTTCGGCGGGAGGCTCAAGCCCTACCAGCACATCGAAGACGCTCAGTTGCCGACCTTCATGCCACGCAAGGGCAGCGAGCTGCAGCTCGACGTGACGTTGCCCACCGTCGAGAGCAAGCCACTGAGCCACCCGGCAGCCGCCAAGATCCTCCGAGCGCGGCTGGATGGCGTCTGGAGTCCCGAGTCGATGCTCTGGCTCAAGTCCAACTACCCCGACGGAGTACTGGAGGACCAGCTCGACAGCATCGTTGAGCAGTTGCAGGCGGCGTCCAGCCGGCCCGCGCTGCGCGTTGTGGGAGGTAACTCGTAATGCTGAAGCTCAAGGAAGTCCTGGCCAGCCTCGGCAAGCCGCAGACCGATCTGGCCCGTGCGGTCGATCTCAGTCCGGCGGCGATCGCTCAACTGATCAACCACAGCCAGTGGCCGAAATCGCTGGACCAGCAGCAACTGGCCTGGCGGATCACCGAATACCTGATGGCTCAGGGCGCGCAGTTCGACACCGTGCGCCAGGCCTTCGACGAAGTGGGGCCGACGCAGCAACGTCGCCCTGCAACCCCCGAAGACGCTCAAGAAAACGAGGAGTGCGAACCCATGCTAATGCGCAAACAGGTATTGCTGCCAGCCACGAAGAAGGCTTTCGACATCCGTCGCGACCCCTTCGACGAACTGCACAGCGCCGACGACATCTTCATCAACGCTGATATCCGCTATGTACGCGAGGCGATGCACCAGGTCGCTATGCACGATGGTTTCCTGGCAGTGATCGGCGAGTCAGGGGCGGGCAAGTCCACCTTGCGCCGAGATCTGGAGCATCGACTGGAAGGCAGCCCGGTGACGGTCATTCAGCCATACGTGCTGGGGATGGAAGACAACGACACCAAGGGCAAGCCCCTCAAGAGCGAGCATATCGCCGAGGCCATCCTGGCGGAGATCGCGCCAGACCAAACGCCGCGGAACAGCTCGCAGGCCCGCTGGGCGCAACTGCACAAGGCTCTGAAGGCCAGCCACACCGCAGGCTCGCGCCACCTGCTGATCATCGAGGAGGCACACAGCCTATCGACCCCGACGATCAAGCACCTCAAGCGCTACCGCGAACTCGAACTGGGCTACACCAAGCTGGTGTCGATCATCCTGATCGGTCAGCCCGAACTGCTCATCAAGTTGTCGCCGCGCAACGGCGAAGTCCGAGAGGTGGCCCAGCGCATCGAGATCGTCGAGTTGCCGCCGCTCACGGTCGGCGGGCTGGAACAGCACCTGGCGTTTCGTTTCGAGCGGGTTGGCAAGTCGACAACATCGCCCTCGTTCAAGTATTTGCGGCTGTGCAAGAACTGCATGTGGTCTCCTTGTCATGTTGGCAGTGATACTGCATTGACATTACCACGAGGCTTGTCTCTTCGGCTCTTTCTAGTCCGGATGTACGTTCGGCCCGCAGGACTGAGGATGAGGGCGTGACGTGCTACCCGAAAAGCACCGGGGGCCCCTGAAGCGTGGCCCTTGGAGAGGGTAATTCGAACCTCGTTCCCGCTCTACATACAGAATTTTTCCAGAGGTTGGTTGTTGTTTTGTCATGAGCACAGAAGACCTCCAGAAAAAGCGCGGCTGGCTGAACAAGTCGGAAATGGCCGCGAGCCTCGGTATTTCACCTCAAGCCTTTGACCGATGGGGGGTTGCCCCTGTCTCCAAGGTTGGCCGCGAGGTGTTCTACACCGCAGAGGCGGTGCTACGGAACCGACTCGAGCACCAGGCTCGGAAACAACAACCAGCGGGGATGGATGCCGAGGGTATTGATCCGCTGGCCGAACAGAAGCTGGTACAGGAGCGTTTGCGGCTGACGGCGGCGCAGGCGTATGCGCAAGAGCAGAAGAACCAGGTCAATGACAAGCAGTTGGCGCCGGCTGATTTCGCCATATTCGCGCTGAGTAAGCTGGCTGCGCAGATCGGCTCGATCCTTGACACCGTGCCGCTGAAGATTCGCCGCCGCCATCCCGACCTGGAGGCGCGTCACATCGAATCATTGCAACGAGAGGTCGCCTTGGCGCGAAACACCGCCGCCGAGTTGGGCGAACAACTGCCGGAGTTACTGGATGAATACCTCAGCACCTTGGATGGATAGCCTGCAAAAGGCGGTGCGGCGGGGACTCATGGCGCTCTACAAGGAGCCGCCGAAGACGCCGGTGGAGTGGGCCAACGAGCACTTCTACCTGTCTAGCGAATCGTCCTATCAGGAGGGACGCTGGGAGACGTTACCGTTCCAGGTAGCGATCCTGAACGCGATGGGTAACGACGAGATCCGTACGGTCAACGTGCTCAAGTCGGCACGGGTCGGATACAGCAAGATGCTGCTGGTGGCGGCGGCCTACCAGATCGAGCACAAGCGGCGGAACATCCTGTTCCTGGTGCCCAGCGATGCGAGTGCCGCCGAGTTCATGAAGTCCCAGATCGAGACCATGGTGCGGGACGTACCGCCATTGCGAGACTTGGCGCCGTGGTATGGCAAGGCGAACCACCGTGACAGCACGTTGAACCTGAAACGCTTCAGCCATGGTAAGCAGCTCTGGTGCCGGGGCGGCAAGGCAGCGAAGAACTATCGCGAGTTGTCCGCCGATACAGTCATCTACGACGAACTGGCGGCGTTCGATTCGGACGTGGAGAAGGAAGGTTCGCCGCTGTTTCTGGGTGATAAGCGGATCGAGGGTTCGACGTTTCCGAAGTCGATTCGTGGTAGCACGCCGAAAATTCACGGCCCCGTGGATGAGGGCGGCTGCCAGATGGAGACGGCGGCCAATGCTTCTCCGCATCTAATGCGTCTGCATGTGCCTTGCCCGCATTGTGGCGCCGAGCAGGCGCTGAAGTGGGGCGGCAAGGATTGCGCCTTTGGCATCAAGTGGGATGGGGATAATCCATCGGCTGCTTGGTACGTGTGCGAAGCCAATGGTTGCGTTGTGCAGCAGCATGAAATGCAGGCCCAGCAGTCGAAAGGCCGCTGGATATGCGAGCGGACAGGCATCTGGACGCGAGACTCGCAGGATTTCTTCGACGCGGACGGAGAGACGATCCCTGTTCCTGACTCGCTGAGCTTCCATGTTTGGACGGCGTACAGCCCGTTCGTATCGTGGGGGCGCATCGTGCTGGACTTCCTGCAGGCGAAGAAGGATGTCAACGGTCTGAAGACCTGGACCAACACCACCCTCGGGGAGACCTGGGTGGAGGATCAGGGGGACAAGATCGAGTGGGAACTTCTCTATGGTCGTCGTGAGGTCTGGAATCATCTCCCCTCTAGAGTGGTGGCCCTGACGGGGTTCATCGACACTCAGGACGATCGCTACGAGGCGCGTATCTGGGCGTGGGCTGCGGGCGAGGAAGGTTGGCTGGTGGATCGTTGGATCCTGTACGGCGACCCTGCGAGTCAGGAGTTGAAGCGCAAGGTTGGGCTCAGGCTTCACCAGCAGTACCAGCGTGAAGATGGTGTGAGCATGCGGGTGGCCCTGTGGGGATGGGATTCGGGCGGCCACCATCGTGATGATGTGTACGCCGAAAGCAAGAAGCATGGTCTTCTCTGGGTGATACCGACCAAGGGGCACAGTGTTTACGACAAGCCGATTGCCGACTTCCCGCGCAAGAAGAACAAGGATGGCGTCTACCTGACCATGATCGGCACGGACAACGCCAAGGAACTGATCTACAGCCGCTTGAAGCTGCAGCCCCAACCCGGCGCCATCGTGCTTCATGGTTTGGATGCGCCGCTTGGTCTTTTCCAGTTCGTGGACGGTTTCATCCAGCTCGCGGGACTTGCGCGCCATGCGCTCGCCCAGGGCTTCGTTGTCCGCCCGTAGATCCTCTACCTGCTTCTCCAGGGCAGCCTTTTCCTTGGTGTGGGTGGCGATCAGTTCCTCGGCCAGGTACTCGACGGCGTCCTTGTTGCCCTGCTTGGCCGCTTCGATCAGGGCGCTACGGGCGTCATCGGGCAGCTTTCGCCACTGGCGCAGCTCGCGGTAGCCGATGCCCATGCGGGACATGGATTCCAGGGCTTCTTCGCCGAAAGTGCGGAGATTGGCGATGTCACGGTCAACCTGATCAACCGAACGTCCCAGGAGGTTGCAGAACTCCTCCCAGGTTCCGGACAGCTTTTCCGCACCGTGCGGATTTTTCTGACCTGAAAGGGCTCGATACAGCTTGTTTTCTTTGACGTGCGCGAGTTTCGAAGTCCGCACGGTGCGGGAAAATTCCTCGAACGCCCCTGCCATCTGCGCTTGGCCGAGCAGTTGATTGACCAGGTCGCGCTCCTCATGCATGCCCTGGGCAATGTCGCCCAGCATGGTCAGCGCGCCTGCCTCGGCCTGGTACGCCTGCTGGTTGACTTCAGGTATGGGTTCCACTTTCACGGGGGATGCTTTACGGGCCATGGGATATCCTTAGTTCGGGAGACGGGTGTAGCGTTGGCGACGCTCGTTGAGTTCGTCCTGGCTGCGGCGCAGGGCTTCGTCGAAGCCAAAGGCCAACTGGACCAGGCGCGGTCCGAGCAGCCAGCGCTTGTCGTCATGCGGGCTGCGGTCGGCTATACCGGCGATGCGCAGGTTCTCCAGGGCGCGCAGGGCAGCGCTGGCGTCGCACTCGGCGGCGACCGCCACCTCCTTCAACAGCAGTCCCCGAAACTCATTGGCCCCCAGGGCCAACATGACCCGAAGAGCGCGCTGGACCTGCTCGGAGCGGTACTTTTCAGCACTCATGCGCAGCGCTCCATCGGGATGACGACCAGTGCGCCGGATTGGGTGATAGCGGCCTGGCCACCGGTGGCCTCCGCCAGTTGCTGGTGGAGACGCTGGGCCTCGTTGCACCACCCTTCGGCGCATTCCTCCATGCGGGTCAGCTCGGTGCGCAGGAGTTCGTTTTCTTCGGCGAGGCGCGCGACTTCTGCGCAGAGCTGGTCGTAGGCGTGTTCGTCCAAGCGGCGTAGTAGCGCCTGCAGGTTGATGACCTCACTCATCGTCAGTCACTCCAAAGTCCAGTTGAGGGGTTTCTGCCTGGGCGACGTTGCCGTGGTGCCAGGCGAGGGATTCAAGGCCAGCGCGGATGGCGTCCAGGGTCTGTTCGGCGGATTGCTTGCCGTCGTAGAAGGCCATCAGCGCGCCAGTAGCGTTGTGCAGCACGACCTGCAGTTGCTGCAGGTCGCTGGCGTTGCAGGCCTTGCCAACCGGAATGTCGACCAGGAGCTTGCCGTGAGCGGCGGCCAGGTAGCGGGTGATCAGCGGCAGCCCGCAGGCGTGCTCCAGCGGCAGGATCAGGCTCAGTGGCAGGCGTCCGTTGCCGATCCACTTATAGAGAGAGCTGTGGTTGTTCTGGCCCAGGTGATCACAGGCCAGGCGTTCGATGCCTCGGTTGTAGCGTTGCATGGCCAACTGCGCACAGCCGTCCAGCGCGTCGGCTGGCGAGCGCGGCACCCAGTGCTTCCAATTCCGGCGCTTCATTGGATGGCACTCCAGAAGCCCCAGTAGTCGTCGTCCAAACAAATAGCTGTTTTCACCATTGGCAAAGCTATTGCGACAACGTCAGCCTGATGGGGTACATTCATCCCCGTCGGAGAGACAGACATGACTACCCCCGATCACCTGGTTCTTGATGCGTCGATGCGCTCGGCGTTTGTTGCTCTGGCCCGCCGTCTGGCGATTGATCACGGCCTTGACCTGCAAGGTCTTGCCTGTGATCTGGAGACGCTGGCTGACGCGCAGTCGGGCGAGACATGGCAGATGCCGCATCGGGATCTGGCTGGTGTGCTGCGGTATGTCGCCGAGCGTGCTCAAGCAGGCGGAAGCTGATCTGATGGGCCTCTTCGCGGTCCATGCGATGGTTGAGCAGCCGACCTGCGCTGATGAGCATCAGGCGATCGATCAGGCGCTCGGCGCCTGGCGATGCTACGGTCCGGTCCACCAACAGGAGGCTGCTCTGGTGAGCATCGGCCAGGTGCCAGGCGATGTCCGAAGTATCACCAGGGGCGCAGGCGATCAGAGCATCGAGCGCGGCGCGCCAGGTGTCCATCGGAGCGGGAGTCAGGTCGATGTGCTCGACCGGCGGCTGAAAGCGAGGCATGGCTGTACTCCTCTCAGGCGGCGAGCTGCTCGACGGAGAGCTTCATGCCGAGCTTCAGAGCGATTTCATGGGAGGTGCCGCGGCGGCCTTTGAACTGGCCGTTGATGACCATGTACACCTGGTGACGGGGATAGCCGTTGGCCTCGGCCCAGGCCGAGATCGTTATACCGGCGGCGCGGAAGAGTTCCTTGACGCGCTCGCCGGTGTACGGCGTGCGAGTGGGGAGCGGATACGGGACGTTCATGACGGGGTTCCTATCTGCTGAAAGATTGCTAATAAACCAATGCATGTGCAGTGCTTTGGTGTGAATGAAGTATGTGCACTTTGATGCACATATTCAAGGAGAGAATGTGTCTTTTGATGCGCATTCTGGTGAGCGGCTGCGTGAAGAACGTGAGAACGCAGGGCTGACACAGCAGCAGATGGCGGATGAGGCTGGTGTACGGCGGGAAATGTGGAGCAAGTACGAGCGAGGTGTGGCGGCGCCGGGCGCTGCTGTTTTCGAAGCCTTAGCCCGAAAAGGCCTTGATCTGGTTTTCATCTTGACAGGGATGCGGCAGGTCCAATCGGCGCCACTAGCCCCCGACGAACGCATCCTGCTGGACAACTACCGGCATAGCCCGCCCGACGCTCAGGCCGCACTCAAGGCGACGAGCGATGCGTTCGCGCGTCGCACTGGTAAGAAAGCGGGATGATGAATAGGGGGAAGGAATGGACTTCAAAGTACTGCTTGGGGCGGTGATGCTGGTCAGCCTATCGGTGGCCGGATGCTCCACGAAAAACTATGGCCGACAGCCGGAGCTGACCGACTTCGAACGGCAGACCATGAGCTGCCGCGAGATCGATCTGGAGCAGGCCAAGGTTCAGGGATTCCTGACCCATGTACGCGAAGAGAGCGAGTTCGATGGTCGCTCAGTGCTGTCTTTCCTGGGCGACTTCGGGATCGGCAACCTGATGGAGAAGGACGCAGCGGTCGACAGTGCCAATCAGCGCCTGACCCAGTTGGCAGGTGCCAAGATGCAGCGCGGCTGCGCCTATGCCTATGAGGCTGAGGCCCCAGCTCAGCAGCCGTACGCGCCACCACGCGCCTAACAAGAAGAAGCTGCCGCCCGATGTGGCATTTCGCTATCAATGCTGAAGAAGTACGAGAGCGGGGCGAACCTTCCCACGGCGGACAAAATTGCGAACCTTGCAAGCGGGCTAGGTGTGTCCGCAGACGAGATAATTTTCGAGACAGATCAACGATCTGTACCCGCAGAATTGGTCGCCCTCTTCAAAGAAATAACCCGGCTCCCCGAGCAAGATCAGGCCGAGATAAGGCGTGCCCTGAAAGGTCACTTGATGATCCTTCACCAGCAGCACATGTAACCCCGGAAAGTCTCACCATGAGACAAAAGTCCACCATTAGAGATGGTGGACCCTGGCCGCTTCGCGACCAGGGAGACTCCCCCACCAAGCCGCGTCCAGGAACACCCTGGACGCCCATCGCAAGGAGCACCGCATGGGCCTGCATGACAGGGAGTGGTTCAACGAAAGCCGTCACCAGTCCAAGAACACCACCAGCACGCCGCAACGGCCTCGCCGAGTGCTGTTCATCCACTACCTGGCCGGGTTCTGGCCGGGCGTCCTCATGGGCTTCCTGGCGGGCCTAACCGTCGGCCTGCTGATCGGCTAAAAGCTGCCTCCGGCGGCCAGGGTTGCACCCTGGACGCAAGAAAGATCGTAGGGCTCTGCCCTACAACCCGCTCTTGCCGCCGAGGGCTCGGGAGGCAGGGGAGATAAAGCTTCCCCTCCCTCCCTTGCGGAGGCTGTTGGCCGAGGTGGGTTCAAGGGTTCGCTCCGCCCGGGACTCCGTTCGCCGGATCGTTGATCCGACGAGCCGGGGTCGCGGCCCTTGACCTGCCGAGGCTTCCGAGGGGGCCTGCTGACGCGCAAAAGCAAAAAGCCCCTCGGGGTTCGCCTGAGGGGCTTTCGTCGATCCTGGGGCCGTTGTGGCCTCGCATAATGGGCATTACGTGTAAATGCTCGCCCGGCGCGGGGCGATTTTCCGGGCTTCGCATTCGGCCTGCGGCCGCCGCGGTAACGTAACGCCGAGGTCATTATGCGAAGCCTTAAGCATTTCCAGGCGGCCAGGATCCACGAAAAACCCCGGAGATCGCTCTACCGGGGTTTCCTTGCTTTCTAGCCAGTGAAGCCTTATCGGTTAGTCCACCCGATGCTTCAACACCCGCAACGTACGAATGTCCGACCAGAACATCTCACTTGGATAAGTCTCGCTTCCGAACAGGCTAAACACCATGAAGTGCGGATGTTCATAGACACCCTCCAAAGCAAGAACTACCCCGGCAATTCGCACACAGCGCCATAGCGTCTCCGAGTCATCCTCCCACACCAGCTCGACCAGAACCGTCTTCCCAATGAGTGAAATCGCATTTAGAACGCTGGCTGAACTTGATATTTTTTCATGTTCAGCCCCATGGCAGGCACCTGTCGCGAACATATGCCAGCCAGAGAAAACGGGGGTTTCAGTAGAATTTACAGTAGCCATTCATGATCTCCCTTCGATCATTTTTGGTTAGCTGGCTTGGGGAGTTGCCGCTCCCTTAGCCAGCGATTACACCAGCCGCGTGCGCAGGTAAGCCCTGACCGCTTGCCGGATATGGTGCGAAACGGACGTGTCGTCCTTTTCCGCGAGATTTCGTAGAGCTTCCAATTGATCTGGCGGCATCAGAAGCGTGTAAGGCACCTTTTTGGCCTTGCCAGCGCGCACTTTCTCACCCTCCTCCTCGCCCTTTGCCAATTGCTGAGCCGGCGCAGGCTTCGCCAGCAACTTCCTTCGACGTAAGTCGTGCAGCAGCGCTAAACGACCATCTGGAGTGATTCCATTGAAGACCTGTTTAGCAGCAGCCTTTGATTGCCCATCTACCTCAACAAGAAGCTGGAGAAGCTCGCGGGTTTGGTCAGCGGTAATCTTCATGGTGAACCTATGTATGTTGCTTCGAGAGCAATATGACATACATATGTTCTACATAAAAAGAAGAGCCTGTCGTGTCAAGTCGTCGCACCAAGCTCGGAAGAGGTTTTCGAGCCTTCCACTCATGTAAACATATGTATGTGGCACATACTACATGCATTCGACATACAGAATTATCGGCAAAAATGCCGTTTCTGGAAGCCTAGTGGCGCGCGGCCTCCAGACCAAACGCCCAATAATGAGCTTTTTGAGGGGGGTTTATCTGACGTGTTACAGGGGCGTCGGCCGCGCCTTCGGCCTATCGCTCATGCCTTCCGCTCCCGGCCGGCGGCGCGCGCCGACGCTGACGCGCTTCGCTTGTCCCCCAGCCATCACCAGAGCGACAAGTCACTCTGGTGACAGCCGGGCCGATCAAAGCTCCAGGATCGCCCTGCAGGCTGACTGCAAGGCCTCGATCCGAACATCCATATCCGCGCCCTCCTGATCCAGATCAGCAAGGCGGCGACGCAGATGGCGGATATCGGCAACGAGCTTGGGATAGTCATTCAGGACATAACACACGGCATCGATAGGCCGCGGAGCCTTTCGCATGCATGCGTCGCTCGGGGATCACTTCGCGATCGAAGTGGGCGAGCTTCTCGAGGAACCACACGTCCTGCAGCAACATCGGGCCACGCGGACCGGCGGTCTGCACGTTCTGGTTATCGACCACCGGTGCGCCAGCGGCAGTGGTCAGGCGGGTCTTCTCTTCCATTTACTCTCTCCTCAACGGCTAACGTGCTATGAAGCGAAGCGGCTACACGGAAATCATCAGCGTGGACCAGGGATTGGCGGAGGACAACCTGTCGGCTGAACCAAGCGCCCTTTGCATTGATCTCGCTTATCCGAACGTAGCTTTTCGTAAAAGCAGGTTAAGGATGAATGACAGCCCTCCCACAATCCAATTTATTAAAGACAGCGAGCCGATAGATAAAAACTTTAAGGCAGGTAATAAAAAACCGGGCCTGGGCCCGGTTTCTTGTGCAGCAGATGCCTTATTCGGCAGCTTCTACGACTTCACCGCCGACAGGACGATCAACCAGCTCGACGTACGCCATGGGGGCGTTGTCGCCAGCGCGGAAACCGCACTTCAGGATGCGCAGGTAGCCAAGGGTATGCAGGCGGTCGCGGAGTCCTCGGACAAGGCGGCCAAATCGCTCTCGGACCAGCGCAAGGCCATTGGCGAATCGATGGAGGCGACCCGCAAGGGAGTAGCGTCGACGAAGGACGACATGGGCGCCTTCGAAGGGTTCTTCGGTGGGGTGTTGAGCACCGCGCGGCAGGGCGTTGCGCAGTTGAGCCAGGAAGCGCTGAACGCCTTCGATGCGATGCGTGGGATCTCCACCGTCGATCTCAGCATCGACACCAGCAGCCTGGACGCCACGTCGCGCTCCCTGGCCAAGGTCAGTGAGCAACTGGCCCGGATCAAGGCCGAGTCGGGCGTGGGCATGAGCGGTTTCGGGCGCTGGGCGATGGATACCCAGCGGGCCAGCCTGGAGATCCAGGCTGCGTACCTGGAGCAGAAGCGCAGCCTGCAGAGCCTGATGGACGACTACGAGCGCGGGACCATGAAGCTGGGCGACTTCGTGTCGGCGGCCAAGGGCGCTCGAAATGGCCTCAGCCTGCTGAACGATTCGGACATGCGGCAACTGGAGAGCGCAATCGAGGCGGCCAATCAGAAGATCCAGCAACTCAAGGAAGGCTCGAAGTCGACGCTGGTCAGCCTGCGCGAGGAACTGGCGGGGCTGCGCGGCGAGCAGGAAGCCGTGGATCGCAGCCGGTTCAACAGCCGCAAGGCCGAGTTGCAGCAGCAGTTGGCCGAGGCCCAGGGCAGCGGCGACATGAACGCGGTGCAGAACCTGATGACGGCGCTGGCCACCCTGCAGCAGATCCAGGCCGAGACGGATGCCAAGCGGCAGCGAGAGGAGCAGCAGAAGCGGGTGGACGAGCAGAACGCCGCCAAGGCCGCGGCGGCGCCGCCTGCCTCGTCGCCGGTGTCGAGTCCGCCGCCCCGGGTCGTTCGTTTCGATACGCCGCGGGGAGCCGTTGACGTGGCGGTGGCCAGCGAACAGGACGAAACCAACCTGCTCGGCGTGCTCGAGCAGGCCAGCATGAGGACCGGCCGATGAGGCTCGATGCGGTGGAACTGGGCGACCAGTTCGAATGGGTGGACGAGTTCACCTGGGATGCGGTGGCACAAGAGCAGGAACGCTCCCTGACCGGCGCGCTGTTGGTGCAGGAAGGCACCAAGCTGCATGGACGCCCGATCACACTGCGTTCCGGGGGAGGGGTATGGACGCCGCTGTGGGTCGTGCGGCAGTTGGAGGTGCTGCGCGACCAGCGCCTGCGGGTCATGCCGCTAGTGCTGCCAGACGGCCGCGAATTCTCGGTGATCTTCAACCGCGCCGACGGGGCGCCGCTGGAAGCCGAACCGCTGTTCCGCGAGGTCAACCCCGGTCCGGACGCCGACTACCTGGTGACGTTGCGACTGCTCACCGTAGCGCCGCCCTCGGCACCGCCCACCCCCGACCCTTGATCCCACACCCCGCCTCGGCGGGGTTTTCTTTTCTGGCTGGAGTGTTCCATGACGATCACCGTCGATGATGTAAAGCTGCTGAAATCCCAGCGCCTCACCGATGAGGACGACGGCGGCGGCCGTGCCACCGGGCAGGCCGTGGTGGATCGCGAGATCAACAACCTGTTTCCCGATATCTCGCGCCTGGACCGGACCATCGGTCGGATCAACCTGCGCAAGGCCTTCGCCGGCATCAGCTCGAACAGCGCCGAGCCGTACCTGGGCGCTCATGCCATCGTCACGCGGGCGCCGGCCGATCCGCGTGTCTCGGTGCTGCTGTTCAACACCGGCAGCCAGACCGATGAGCGCCGCGACGCGCGCAACGCCATCGAGTCCTTCGTGGTGCCGGCCGTGTCTGCCTCGTTCGAACTGCTGGGCAACCAGTTGCAGGGCCAGCGCGCCATCGCTTGCGTGCAGCGCGAAGAACAGCGGCTGCCCGAGATCGGCGAGGTCTATCAGCTGGTGTTCGAGTCGCGCTCGCAGTATGTCCGCATCACCGACGTCGAGGCGCGGCTGGAACAGTTCGCCCACGACTACGGCAACGGCAACTTCGTGAACTTCACCCGGCGCCGGCTGGACCTGTCGATCAGCGCGCCGCTGGGCGCGACCTTCCCCGGCGGCCAGGTGACGCCAGGCGGCACCACCAGCCCGAAAAGCCAGGTGCTCAGCACCCAGGTCGCCGATGCCGCGCGGTACTACGGCATCAGCCCCCTGGCCGAGGCTGTCAGCCGCGGCGCGCTGAGCCTGCGGGTCAAGTCGGTCTATTCCCAACTGGTGCCCAGTACCACCCGGGAAAACGCGCTGGTCGACCAACTGGCCGGCTACCAGCGGCGCCTGTTCGCTGCGGCCGGGCCGGCGCGGACGGTCAACCTGAATGTCGCGAACATAGGCAGCGGCAGGTCGCGGACGTTCCTCGGCACCGGCTGCGCGCCGGGTTCGCTGTCGCTGAGCGCCGGCGGCGGTGTGTTCGCCGACGACCGCAAGGGAGGCCTGCGCTACATCAGCGGTTCGAACTGGATTGCCAGCGGTACCGTCGACTACGAGAGCGGCGCAATCGAGATGGCGGCCTCCGGCAGCGGCTGGAGCGGGACAGCGAGCGCCACCTACCAGCCTGCCGCCGCGGCGACGGGCGAAGCGGTGACCGGGGAGATCCCTATCGAACTGGGCAACCGCGGCTTCGTCTACACCCTGTCGCTGTCCGAAGCGCCGCCCCAGCCGGGCACCCTGGTGGTCTCGTTCCTCGCCCTGGGCAAATGGCAGGAGATCCGCGACCAGGGCAACGGCGAATTGGCCGGGGAAGGCACCGGCACGGTGGACTTCGCGACCGGCTCGGTATCCATCACCCTGAGCGCGCTGCCGGACGTGGGGAGTTCGCTGATCTACGCCTACGTCGGGCAGAACGATGCGGCGCTGACCCAGCGCACCGGCACCAGCGTGCAGGCGCGCGCGCGGATCAACCGGACGTTGCCGCACCAGGGGCTGTTGCCCGGCTCCTACAAGGCGACGTTCAAGGTCGGCGGGGTAGAGCGCACCGTGCTCGATAGCGGCAACGGCTCGCTCAGCGGTACCGGTGGCAGCGGCCAGATCAACTATGCCGACGGCAAGGTCAGCATGGAATTGAGCGCCACCCCGGATGCCGGGAGTGGGATCGTGCATACCTACCAGCAGGGCAGCGTGACCGACAGCCCGCTGGCGGTGACCTCCGACAGCACCGGCATGTGCATCGGCACTCTCCCCGGGGCGCCGCTCAAGGCGGGCAGCGTGCGCCTATCGTGGATCACCAAGCGTCGCCAGGCGGCACCGACCCTCGGTGCTGACATGGGCACCGGGGCGCTGCCGATCTTCGAATCGGAGATCACCGTGGACAACTCGGTGACCGACGACGCCGCCGGCGGCTGGGCCGGGCGCGCCGGGACGATCAACTACGAGACCGGCGAATTCAGCCTGAAGGTGGCCGGCAACTACGTGTTCAAGGAGTACACCTACTACACCGACACGGTCGACAACTTCGGCATGAAGAAGCTGCGCCTGGTGGCCACCGATACCACCTTGCTGGAGGGTTTCGGCGGCACGCTGAACGTGCGTGCGCAGAGCCGCGGCGTCGAGTACGGCGAGCAGACCGATTCGCAGACCGTCGCGCCGGTGACCCTGGACCTGTTGCCCGGCGTTGCCGAGCCGATCCTGCCGGGCTCGCTGGTGTTCACCTGGGCCGGCGAGGTCTACGTCGATCGCTCCGGTGTGCTCTACAAGAACATCAACAGCAGCACCAACGCCGGCATCGCCGTCGGCTCGGTGGACTACGCCGGCCGTACCGCGACGCTGAATACCTATGGCTCGGGGGCGGCACCGACGGTCACGCTGCTGGCCTGTCTGACCACCAACGCCGGCTTCAGCGTCACCAGCATGACCTTCCGCACGCCGGGGGCGCCGCTGCGTTCTGCGAGCCTGCAGGTGACGGCGGTTCGCCTGGATACCGCGCAGATCGTGACCACCACGGCGGACGCGAACGGTAAGCTCAATGGCGCGGTGATCAAGGGTAGCGTCGATATCGTGACCGGCATCGTCCGGCTGCGCTTCACCAGCAATCTGGAGGACACCACTGGGGCCAGCGATATCCCGGTGATTCCGCTGCTGCTGCGCTACAACGCGGTCGTCTTCACCTCGCTGCCGCTGGACGCCACCCTGCTGGGCCTGGACCCAGTGCGACTGCCGGCGGACGGGCGGGTGCCAGTGTTCCGCGAGGGCGACGTGATGGTGGTTGCTCATACCGCCGAGACCACGGTGCCGAGTCCTCAAGCCGGGGGCGTGCTGCAGCTCAGCCGCGACCAGCAGGCCGAGATCAAGGTGGTGGACGCCAACGCGGTGGAACTGGCCTCGGCGGGCTACAGCGTCGACCTGGAACGCGGCCGGGTGACATGGGCCAACCCGCTGGTCCTGCAGGATGCCGAGGGCAACCCGCTGACCCTCCCGCTGGTGGTGCGCGACCGGGTCGAGCACATGACCCTCTGCACCGAGGTTCAGGTGAACGGCGAGTTGGGAATCTCCTCGCCGCTGCCCTGGGATCTGCCGGCGGGCGAAACGCTGGCGTCCAGTGCGCTGAGCTGGGGCGACCTGCAGGCGCGGCTGCACCACTGGTTCACCCAGCGGACCTGGGATATCGGCTCGCCGAACTGGACCGACGAGCCCAAGGGCGACGGGACCACCGCCAACTACAACAGCCTCGCCTATCCACCGCTGATCGCCAACCGCGGTGCGATCGATGCGAAGTGGGCACTGGTGTTCAACTCCTCGACCAGTTTCAGCGTGGTGGAGGAGAAGCTGGGGGTCATCGCCAACGGCACTACCACCACCGACACGGCGCCGATCAACCCGGAGACGAACACGCCGTACTTCACCATCCGCAAGGAAGGCTGGGGCAGTGGCTGGGCGGCCGGCAATGCGGTGCGCTTCAACACCGACTCGTGCCTGGGGCCGATGTGGATCGTGCGGACGGTACTCAGCGGCAAGGGCACCGTCGAGGACGGTTTCCGCCGGTCCCCAGGTTGTGGAGCAGCCAGGGGAGACCATTGCTCAGGATGCCCAGCTCGGCCAGCAGAGCGGAGACGCTGCTCCGTCGCCTGACGCGGCTCTGCAGCCAATGGCCAGCGCCAAGGGAGCGGCAGGTGAGGACGAGGTAGAAGCACTGTTCGTCCGTTCCGTACCGGATAGCTTCCGGCGCTGTGGCCATCGCTTCACGCGAGAAGGCCACGGCATTGCACTCTCGCTGTTGAGCGACGCCCAGGTCGATGCACTGCTCAATGATCCGAATCTGGTCGTCGAGCACTGCTCGTTTGCACTGAAGGATGTGAGCTGACCATGGACTACATCACTCTCGTCCACCTCGCCGAACGTCCTGGTGCAAAGGAGCTGGCTCAAGTCGCCACCGCCCAGCACCTGAAGATCGTCGATTCCGCGCTCCTCGATGCCGCGTTGCGTGGTGGAGATCTGAGTGCCTGGACGCCGGAGCAGGTGGCGGGGGTTGATCTCGTCCTGGAGCGAATCACCGAGGCCATGACCGAGGCCGAAAGCATCGTCAATGGTTACCTGGCCAAGCGAGGCTACGGCCTGCCGCTGAGTCCGGTGCCTGGCCTGGTTACCGGCTGGGTGCGCGACATCGGTCGCTACCTGCTGCACAAGGACCGAATCTCAGACGACAAGGACGCCATCCTGCGCAACTACAAGGATGCCTTGAAGTTCCTGCAGATGGTCGCCGACGGCACGTTCAGTCTCGGCGCCGAGGATCCGATCGCCAACAATCCCATGTTGGCCGATGTTCGCTTCGATGCCGACGAGAACGTATTCAATCGCCAGCAGCTGAGGAGCTTCCGGTGAGCAACGCTCCTTTCGATCACCGTCTGGTCATCGAGCGCCTCACCGCTACGGTGCCGGCGTTGCGACTGATCGGCACGGCAGCGGACTTCGGAGCAGTTAAGGCGCTGCGGGACTATCCAACGCCGGCCGCCTATGTGCTGCTCGCTGAGGAAAGCGGTGAGCCGCGACCAACCGGCAATAGCGGTGGGCCTGCCCGGCAGCGCGTCGGCGCGCTGTTCGGCGTTGTGCTGGCCGTCCGCAGCTACCGATACGACCAGTTGGCCGATGCGGCCGACGATCTCCAGTCGATTCTCGACCAGGTTCGCGGCGCGATGGTGGGCTGGGTACCCAGTTTGCCCTTGGCCAGGGGAACCCAGTTCGTTATCGGCAAGGTGCTGGACTCTGACGACACCACGCTCCTCTGGGGCGAGATCTATTCCACTCAACACGCCATCGGGAGAGACCCATGAGTACCAAGCAAGTCGCCGACACCGCTGAAGTGAAGCGGGAGAAGGTCATTCTGATCGCCGATCACACCCATGGTGAACAGAAGTGCAAGACGGGTGACGAGATCAGTGTCACCAGCATCGAGAAAGAATGGTTGATTCGCCACAAGCGCATTGCTGCGCCGGCCGATCAGGCCGCTGCCGCCGGCAAGGCGAAGGAGTAACCCCTCATGTCTCTGATTTCTCTCCAAGGCAAGATTTGGATGGCTGAGCGCAGTGCTCAAGGCAAGGCGTTGAAGCAGACCTGGGTGGGCAATGCCCCGACCTGTGAACTGCAATTGGCCACCGAAACCACCAACAAAACCGAGAGCTTCAGCGGTAATCGCCTGCAGTACGGCCAGCTCGACCGCGGAAAGACCGCGACGATTAACCTGGCGCTCGACGAATGGCTACTGCCCAACCTGATCCTGGGGCTGTACGCGCAGCAGGTCGCCATTCCCGGCGTGACGGTAACTGGCGAGGCGCTTCCCACGCCGATTGCGGTTGGTGATGTGTTCCGCCTGGCAAAACCCTTCATCAGCGATCTGGTGCTCACCCAGTCGAGCACTCCGCTCGTCGCAGGAACCGACTACAAGATCGAATCTGCCACGGCCGGTCTGATCGAGTTCCTGACTGCCCAAGCATCTGCGGTAAGCGCCGCCTATGAGTCCGAGGAAGCTGTGGCGCTGACGATGTTCACCCAACGGCCTCCGGAGCGCTGGCTATTCCTGGACGGCATCGACACCGAAACCGGCAAGTCGGTCTTGGTCGACTTGTTCCGCTGCAAGTTCAACCCGGTCGGAACTCTGGCAATGATCCATGAGGAATACGGCAATCTGCCGTTGACCGGCAGTGTCCTGTATGACCCGCTGAATGCCGGTGATCCGAT